ATGAGCAAGAATCAGAACAAACAGGCCGGCCTCGAAGCGGATATCGAGCACCTGAACGAGGAGATTGCCACCATCGAGCTAAATACGGCACACGCTCAGGGCGCTGAACTGCAACAGATGCTGCGCGACCAGAAGGAGCTACAGGAGACGCTCGATAACAAGAAGCGCCAGTTGTTGGCCCTGAACAAAGAAAACCGCAACCAGTGGGCCAGCATCCTAGCAATGGCCATCGTGCTGCTGCTGGCCGCATGCACCAAGAAGCTCCCGACTTTTAATAACCAGGACTTCGATATGGAAAGTTGGACCGATCTGCGATACTAATGCCGATCAATTACAAGAAATACCATCCCAAGTGGAGCCTGATCAGCCGCCTGATCAGGTTCCGCAGGGCCTGCAACAAATGCGAGTGGTGCGCGGCTGAAAACGGCCAGCCCCATCCGGATACCGGTTCCAAAGTAATCCTGACGGTGGCCCACCTGGACCGGAACCGCGCCAACAACCGCTTCCACAATTTGGCAGCCCTCTGCCAGCGCTGCCACCTCAATTACGACCGGCCCAGCCATATCCAGAGCCGCAAATACGGCACTGAATACAAGTACAATAATTTGAGCCTCGACCTCTAACTATTATCTGGCAACGGCCTCAAACAGGACCAACTGTTGCTGACACCAGAAACCGGCGCACCGCTACATGCGCCGCTTCTGAAACACATTTTTTATTGCGTCCCATGTCCCGTTACTCTCTCGAAAAGCACCCCAAGCCCAAAGGACAATGCCCATCCTGCGGTGAAAAGAAAGTTTTCCGTTATTTCCAGGATGAAGAAGGCAACCGCCTCGACGAACAATATGGTATCTGTGACCGCCAGGCTAAATGCGGCCACGACCACCGCCCCAGCGGCGAACTATTCACCCGCTCCGGCACTGCGGCCGACGCGCCGGAGAGCATCACGCTGAAGCCCGCGACCGATGTGGCAGAGCTGCTGCTGGCCAAGACCAAGGACCACACCAGCAACCTGCATAAATACGCCCGAACCCTGACCATTCCGGCCGAACACCTGGAGCGGTGGGCAGTGGCCACCGACCGCGACCGGACGGTGTTCCTTCACCTCGATGGGGAGAAGCAGCTGGTAAACGCGAAGTGGTTCAAATACGGCGAGGATGGCAAGCGCGACAAACTGACCCAGCCGTACTCTTTCGCCAGCACCGACGAGGAGAAGAAGAAATCGGCCCGCTACGCCTTCTGTTTCTACGGAGAGCATCTACTACGCCACGACGATGCTCAGCGGCCTATCTGCGTAGTAGAAAGCGAGAAATCGGCGGTGCTGGCTTCGTTCTTCTACCCGCACCTGGACTGGCTGGCCTGCGGCTCGGCCAATGGCATCACCGACGAGAAGATTGCGGCCCTCTACAACCGCCCCATTTGGTGGCTAGCCGACGCTGACGGCCTCCAGCCCAAAATGAAAGATGGCCGACCGGAAGTCAGAAACGGCAAACCGGTTCTGACCGAGGGAGGCCGCGCCAACAGCAGCCTGCGCAAGCTCAAAGCCTACAAGCAGAATTTCGTAGTTATCGACCTGTTTCCGGAGCGCCACGACGGCTACGATATCGGGGATGCCATCCGGGATGGCGTGCGCCCCGATATCGTAGCCCCCGCGGTGCCCAAGGCCGAAGCGAAAGCCAAGAAAGCCAAGGAGGTGCCAGTGTTGCCGGCCAACGTGGAAGATTGGTCTATCGCGCTGAAGGACCACTGGTTCAAGGCCGAGCAGTTTGTAGGCGAATTTGAACGCCGCGGCATCTGGATCGGCAAAAACGCCGAGGACTGGACGAATACCGCCAACGCCCTAGCCGTGTTCCGGGAGCACGGCCGGGAGCTGCTGCACCGCCTGGCCCGCCCGGAGCAGACCTACTCCAAAAAAGACGTGGACGAGGCGTTCGATACCGCGCTGGAGCTAAGCATCTGCAGCAGCCCGGCTAAGTTTTTCAAAATAGCCAACCACTACAACATCACCCTGCGTGAGCTGCGCGAGGATAAGGAGGAGGAAGATTACCTGACCCGTCACCTGCCCAAGGGCGTGTCGGCCGAGGACTACTTCCTGCACGGCTTCTACGAGCACGACAACGCGTATTATTCGGTCACCAAAGAAGGGCCCAAGATGGTGTGCGGCTTCACCATCAAGGTGCTGTACCTGGTGAAGAGCAAAGACAACCCTAAGCGCATCGTGGAGCTGAAGAACCAGTACGGCTACTCGACGACGCTGGACCTACCCACCGACGCATTTGTAGGCCTGGGCGCATTTAAGAAGTACGTGGAATCGGTGGGCAACTTCGTATTCGAAGGCAACGAAACCGACCTGACCCGGCTGAAGAAGAAGCTGTTCCGGGAAGAAAAGGTGACCACTGAAATCAGTACCCTGGGCTGGCACGAGCGGGGCCAGTTCTATGCCTTCAGCAACGGCATCTTCAATGCCGAGTGGACCAAATCCGACGAATATGGCATCGTAGAGCATGGGGGCTCCAACTATTTCCTGCCCTTCTGGAGCGGCATCAACGACGACGACCACGCCTACATCAACGAGAAGAAATTCGCCCACAAGGAAAGCCCGGTGAAATTCAAGCAGTGGGCTGATTTGATTCACAAGGTGTATGGCATGAACGGGGCCATCGGCACCTGCTTCTACATTGCCTCGCTGTTCCGCGACTACATTTTCGAGGTAAACAACAGCTTCCCGATGCTCTACGCCTTCGGCCAGCGCGAATCGGGTAAGACCCAGTTCGGTATTTCCTTCAAACATCCCTTCGGTTCGCCCCAGGACTCGATATCATTGGAAAACCCATCGACCGTAATCGGGGTGGTACGCACGCTGGCCAATTTCAGCAACAGCATCGTGATGCTTGACGAGTACAAGAACAGCATCGATAAGAAGGTGGTCGGGATGCTGAAGGGCTTTTACGACGGCTTCGGCCGCACCACCGGCGTGAAGAGCAACGACAACCAGACGCGGGTTACCAAGCCCAAATCGTCGGTGTGGATCAGTGGCCAGGACATGCCCAACATCGACAACGCCCTATTCACCCGCTGCATCCTGTTGGAGTTCCTGGCCAAAGGCCGCGACTACGAGAGTTACGAGAAGCTACAGCGCATGCAGGAAAAACCGCTCACCAGCGTTACGCTGGAGATATTGAGTCACCGGGCCGATATCGTGAAGTGGTACAAGGACAGCTACAACGTGGTGCATAAGAACATCAAGAAGCTGCTGGCCGACAAGAAAATCGAAGGGGTGGAAGACCGGATGCTGCAAAATATGGCCGCTATTCTTACGCCCACGCTGCATCTGCTGGAGCACGAGCTGCTGGCCTTCCCTTACACCGATTCCGACCTGTACTTGATGGCCATCGAAATCATCGAGCGCCAGCACAAGCAAATCAGCCAGAGCACCGACAGCCGCCGCTTCTGGGACGTGTTCGTTGGTATGGTCAGCCACAAGCCCATGCCGCTGGTGGTGGAGGGCGTGGACTACAAATTCCACAAAGGCAACCTCTACATCCGCCTCGGCAACGTGCATCCACCGTACATGCAGCAACACCGCAACCAGTACAACGTACCGGGCCTGGACAAGACTACGCTGGACTACTATTTGAAGAATGACCCAGCCTACGTCGATATGAAGAACCTGCGCTTCGATATGCCTGGCAGTTCTGCCGGCATGGGGCCGCAGAAAACCAACCCAACCAGCTGCTATGGGTTTAATTTTGCCGATCTTGGTATCGACCTGAGTAGCAGCATACATGCCGACATTTCGAAGGCCGACACCGAGTAGGTTTGGAGGTCGGCGCAGGGCGAATATTTCACACAGATTTTTGATTCGGAGTAGCGGCCGGATCGATTAACCAGGAAGGGACGCCTGGGCACAGGGGTAGCGCAGCAGCGCTACCCTTTTTTGTGTGCCATGTACTAGGGGCCATCCGGCCGATTCTGCTACGGATAGTACAAAGTGGGCGCGTGGGGGTGGGCGCAGGCGGGCGGGCGCGTTAAGAGACAAAAACAGTATAAAGCTGTGTTTTTGTGCTGCCCCCTTCAAAAAGCCGACCTACACCGACCTACAAACCTACACAGTGAGACAATAATGTAAAATGTAGGTCTATTCAATATAAAGTAGGTTTTCAATCAATTCTATCTATTCCAGGCCGTAGGTTTCGTGTAGGTCGGTGTAGGTTTCTGTAGGTCGGGGTATTTTCGGTCAACCTACAAAACCTACAGAAACCTGCTCCCGACCTACAACCGACCTACAGAAAAAACATTGATTCCAATTCAGAAACGATGTTTTTAAAAATGTAGGATGCTGTAGGTCGTGTAGGTCGGTGTTTTAACACCTTCAGCCCTGAAAAACACGCTACTTTTTTTTCGTTGCAAAATGATGGTTGCAACCGGGCTGTGGCATAGTACCCCGCTTTCTTCTTGGAATACAATATTTCACCTTCAGCGAAGTTGGTGGAATTGTTGCTGATACATTTGTGTAAATAATCCGCCTTAATTGCATTAATTATTTACAAATCTGATTCACGCTTAATGATCCAACCCTTACTGTTTCCACCCCCTGTGTTTCGCCCTGCTATTCAGTCCTTTTGCTCACCTGGGGCCGCGCTTACGTTTGTTAACCTTAAGCAGACTAGCCTGTGAGCATCCTATCTATCCCCGTTCGGCCCCACGTTAAAAAGTATTTACTGGTGCACCTGGGTGAGGATTATGACCTCTCGCTAGGTGACCAATTTGGTATCATGCTGCTGCTGCTCTTACGCCGTCCGCTCAAGGACAAGCGCAAGGAGGCCAGCATGAGCGAGTACAAGGAGAAATTCTCCTTTAGCGCCGCGGGCTACCCGGCGCAGAAGTGGGGCCTGCGCAGCTTCACCACTGGCACCATCTACCTCTTTGGCAAGTATGTCGAGGAAGTCATGCTCAAAGAGATGTACGGCCAGGTGGCCACGCACGTCGACAACGGCCGCGGCCTGCACGACTCGATCAACGAGTGGCGGGCCAAGTACGATTTCACCGAGGCCGACAAGAGCTTCGATGCGGTGAAGAAGAGCTACCAGCGCCAAACCAAAGAGGACACCTATCGCAAGTCCGCCAACCGTCATGCCCCGCTCAAGGCCGTGCGGGTGTTGAAGCGAGAACTGCTCAAGCTACCTACTACAGCACTCATACAGCCGGCATCGCTGCCGGCCTAATTTTTTTATAAAAACAGGGAAAATCTAGTCCACCGATTGTCCCTTCAAAATCGACTTTTGTCCCTTCTATCTACGTGCCCGATTCGATATCCTCTGACGACTTCCTGGTAGGGCTGGCTGCTGCTCCCTACCAGTTGCAATCTCTGCCGGCCGGCTCCAGTGGGGGCGTGGTTGGCTATGCTGCTCTGTACTTCCTGCCGGTGGAATCCTTGTTAGCTGACCCGCTTTCGGATGGCTCACGGATTACAGGCAACCTGGCACTGGCTCCGGGTGCGGGCTGGTACGAGCTGAAGGTGACGCAGAACACCATCAAGTTCGACGAGACGCCCAAGCAAACCCGCGGCGTGACTACTTACACCACCAAGGTGGCGGCCACTCGCGCCCAGAATGGCGACGAGGGCGCGGCCCTGCTGGCGCTGGAGGGGCGGCGCTGTCTGGTGATGCTACGTGAGCATAGTGGCCGGCTGCGTCTGGTGGGTAGCCGCGAGTCGTTTCTGGTATTTCGCTCGGGAAGTGAGGCCAGCAACCCAGGAGCCCGCGCTGGCTTGGACTTTCAATTCAGCAATGAGCTGACCCGGCCTGCGGTCTATTACGCTGGGGCGATGCCGGTTATGGGTGGCTCCACAATTAGTGGAGCCGCCCCAGTGGCGGGCGCACCAGCGGGCTTCGTGCAGGTGCTCAACTATAAAGGAGAATTGATAGCTACCGTGCCGGCCGGCAAGCAATTGGTACTTACCAGCGGCTTCCACATCACTTTACGTGTTTCATAATTATAACAATGCGCCTTAGCAAAAAGGAGTTTATTGACAAATACGCGCTGGTATTTGCCCCGAATGCCTTCGAGAAAATTAGAGAAGACTCGTTTCAGGAGTTTGCGGTCGATATCGCCGATCTGACGGCCCCCGATCCGGTAGTGGAGGTAAGTGCCGAGCAGCTGCGTGGCCTGGTGGCGGGCCTGGCGCTGACCGAGTTTCAGCTCTACCGGATTATCGACCGCTCGGATGCCAACAACCTGAGCCTGCCATCGGTGCGGGTGCGGGCCTATTCTCCTTCCGCTTTGGCCAGTGCCGATGCCTACGAGGAGGCTGCTGGGGGCAACCTGATTCCGGTGTTGTACAACCTAGCCAACGATACTACCACGCCGCGGGAGTCGGCAGGTATTCAGCCCTGGCAGGCGGGTGCGTACCCGGCCGGCCGCATCGTGAGCACCGCGAATACCGATAAAGAGCAGGTGCTGTTCTACGCCAAGCAAGCCATTGGTAACAGTACTTCTGCCCCTGGCACCTTTGCTAACAGCGGCCAGTATTGGGGCCGGGTGGCCCTTACGCCCGCCGAGGTGGATGCCGCCATCAAGAAGCTGGTTGTTGTTTTCCAAAAGTTTGAAAAGACGGATGACCATCCGGAGCTACTCACCCAGCGGGCCACCGACGAGTACTTGCTGGCTGAAATAAAGGCCCTGAAAGAAACCGTCAAAAATATGGGTGGGCAGACCATTCCGGGCAAGCCCGATGATGCGCGAGTCGACGACGTGAGCGACACTTTCAGTGCGAAGCTGGTACCAGGCTTTCCGGCACTGGTGGAATATGAAGGCTTTGGTTTTCCAGGCGAGGCGGGTATTGTGCCGCTCAGCTCGGATAATGCCTACGTGCAGGGCGGGTACATCTACCTGAAGGGCCTTGCGGGTCCGATTGGTATTGGCGAGGTGGGGTTTCGGGTGGCCGCCAGTGGTAGCCGCCCGTCCGGGCCATTCGCTACCAACCCGGTGTCCTTCACTGGTTCGGTTGTCATTACGCCACCAACCCCCATCATTTATACGGCTACGCTCCAGAGCTATACGGCGCGTTGCGGCAGTGACAAGCCAGGTACAGGAACCGATGTTACGCGCACAAATAGCACGGAAACCAGCACGGTAAGCCAAGCGGATGCCAATGCGAAAGCGCTGGCGGTGGCTACTCAGGACGCCAAGAATGCTATCACCTGTCAGGTAGCGCCCACGGTGTACGATAACACCATTTCGGCAGGGCAGACTGTGAAGGGCGTTACGCTGGGTGCTCAGCAAGGGGCCACACTGGAATTCAACAATGCCACCGGCTCCGATAACAGCCCGGCCACGATGGCACTGTGGCTCAATAATGCGCAGGTAGCCTCCGTGCCCTATGAAAATTACTATACCGGCAAGCCCTTCCGCTTCGCGCTGAACGGCCAGAAATACACGAAAAACTTTGCGGCGGGCCGCGTTGACCTCTAAACAATGGCAAACGAAATAACTGAATTCGGGCAGATTGTGACCTATGGCGGGTCGCAGCTCACGTTGGCAGGCTCGGACCTAGCCAGCAAAATAAACTCGCTCTTAGTGCGCGAAGGCAGCGGCAGCGGGCGCGGATGGCGACTCTTCGATTCCGCACAGGCCAGTTTTCTCAACACGAAAACGGTGCTCAATCCTGGCGACGTGGTGCTGGTGAATGCCAAATCGGTCCCGATAGATTTCCCGGTGCAAACCACGTCTGGCGGTGGCGGGTCGGACACTATTGTCCTAAATGGTCCTTCTGGAGAGACAACCACAGAATTCGAGGAAACCTACACGGCCACTAGCACGGCTACGCCTACCAGTGCCTTCTCTTCCGGAGCGGGTACTATCGAGCTCTATATCAATGGGTCGTGGGGCGCACTTCCGGCTTCCATACCTAGTGGCACTCCTTTCGGGGTACGGGTACAGCACCCTAATTCTGCTCCTTTCTCTGCAATTCTAACGCTTACTTACGCATAATGGCAACGCTAACTGCTACCCGAAAAACTACTAGCTCCGGCTCCGGCAACAGCCAGTGGGCTACCAAAAAATTAACGGACTACGGCGTTACGCCTAACTCTAGTGCAGCGCAAATTACCGCCGCTATTCATCAAGCACAGGCCGATGCTGCCAACTCGACGGCCGTGGGTGGTGGCGTGCTGATAGGACCGGGCAAATGGCCGGTGACTAACGTTATATGGAATCCGGCGGTAAGTGTGAGCGGCGCCGGTCGTCGCAACACGGAGCTGGTAGGCACCACGTCTGGCGTGGTGTTTGGCCGCTCCGGGGAAACACTATTCGACTTCCCCGGCGACCTGCGCTCGTTCACCATTAACGGCAACGGCATTGCTGATACCGGGCTGAACGTCACTAAAACGGCGCACTTCAACCACCAGGACTTAGGTATTTACAACTGCCGGGCGAACGGGGTCTACGGCTTCGGCTGTTTGATAGGAAATTTCGACAACATGGTGGTTGAAAACTGCTATATCGGGGCGGAATTTCCCTCTCAGACCGTGGGAGAAATCTACCGCTGCAACCTGATTAATTTCTCTGATTGCGTTTGGCGGCTCAATAAAAAGTGGGCGGTAAAAATTACGGGTGGCTCCAATAATTCATTCATTGCCAACGAGGCTGGCGGCAACGGAATATTGAACGATTTAAGCACTGGTACATTCTGTATTTTGGATGCCAGCGCCGAGAAGGAAGGCGTTTCGGTCATTGTCACTGGAGGCTGGAACGAAGGCAACTTCGGCCACTTCTGGTTTTTGGGGGAAACCAAGCACCCTTGTATTGCCAACTTTACCGGCTTCACGACGCAATTAGGGGCACCGCAGCACGGGGCGGGCTACGGCCTGTACTTGGAGGGGCGCAACACGGAGCACCGGGTAAACCTGTTCGGGTGCAGCATGAACGAGCAAGTAGGCTCCGGTGACTTGTACGCCGTGGGGCAGTTCGCCAGCATCTACAATTACAGCAGCATTGTCGGTACAATGGTGCTGGAAGAAGGCGCCATGTATATTGATGTGAACGGCGTGCTGCAATCTGGTGTCGGCACTGGTGGCGGCGGTACGGGTGGCGGCGGTACTTCCGGCCCGAAATCACTGCGTTACGCTAGCGCGGTAAAAGCATCCAACCCGATTTATTACGCGCCGCTGGATGATGCTGGCAACTCGCAGCCGGCCGAGGTAGGCAGTCAGGCAATGACCATTACCGGCGCGGCCTTGACGCAGCAGCCGGGGCCGTTTTTCAGTGTTGATGCCGCTAGTTATTGCGTGGACTTGGAAGGGGCCAGCAAGATTACGGTGCCCATTGACCTCTCGCCTTATAAGGCGGTTGCGCTGGAGTTCTTCACGAAAACCGATGGCGCGGATTCCAGCACCAACTATGGCTCTATTGTCGAGTACGGAAGCCCGAACTGGGGCGGAAAAAATGGCCGATTTACCTTGTCGCCGTTCGCCGTGCCTTCGGAAAACAGCATTTTCGGCTACCGGATTGCCGGTGGCGCAGATGGTACCAATCAGCGCGTGGTGCGCTGGGGTACCAGTTGGTATCATTTGGTGATGATAATTGAAGCGGGTTCCCTGAAAGCCTTTATGCTGAATGGGGTTACCTATCCAATTACCACCAACGAGCCGCTGCCGCAGGATTTGCCCTTCGCCCCCAACGACCTGTTGCAATTTATGAGTGGTTCGGAGCCCGGAAAACTCGCCCACGTGGCTGTATACGGCGCGGCTAGTATGGCACAGTTGCCAAGCCTTGCCGATTTCCGTCTGCACTACAACGCCTAAGTGCCAGCATATGCTGTATTAAGTAAAAAGCCCCTTCAGCCTGAAGGGGCTTTTTGCATTAGGGATATCTACCTTTGCAACTCATTGTTATCTATATGCATGGAAACATATACTGTTGTATCACCAGAGTTATCACAGGTTCCTGCGGCTGTCACCAAGCCTAAGTACGCTTATATTACCAGTCTGCGCGGCCTGGCCATCTTAGGCGTTATGCTGGTGCATGTGTCGCAGTTTGGAGCACAAGTTCAGTTTCTGCGCCCGCTACAGGTTGCCCTGCTCGCTAATGGTGCACGTGGTGTACAGCTCTTCTTCGTTGCTTCAGCACTAACGCTTTACCTGTCGATGAGCAACCGGCGTGGCGAGGAGAAAAACCCAAAAATCAACTTCTTCTTACGCCGCTTCTTCCGAATTGCCCCGCTCTACTACCTGGGTATTCTTTACTACGGTGCGATAGTTCCAGTGCACGATGGGCTGCTCTTTTCACCGGCCGAGTACGTCAGTAATCTGCTTTTCCTAAACTGGCTCAGCCCGTATTACATCAACCACTTAGTGCCTGGTGGATGGAGTATCGCTGTGGAATTTGCCTTCTATGCCATGCTGCCTTGGCTGTTTCCGTTAGTACGGAATTTGAATCAAGCGGTGAAATTTCTGGTGTTTACCCTTTTGTTTAACACGTTTATTACCTACGTTTTGCGTCATGTGCAGCTGGCTACTGACACGACGAAGTGGGTTGAGTTTCTCTTCTACTACTTCCCTAGTCAGCTACCCGTTTTCGCTACGGGCATTGTGCTGTACTTTCTGATTCTTACCAAACAGCGATACCTAAGCGCCCGAACCTTGCTGCTGGGGGCCTTCGTCGTACTCTGTAGCTTCAGCACTGATACGAGCATCGAGGTGGAAACAGGCTTGCCCTACCTGCCTAAGCATTTCTTCTTCGCCATAGGGTTTCTTTTGTTGGCATGGAGCTTAAGCATTAAGCAATTCTGGCTACTAGTAAATCCTGTGACGCACCTGATTGGCCGGCTCAGTTTCAGCCTTTATTTAGGGCATTTCACCGTGCTTTACTTTATGGATAAGTACCATGTAATTGATCCACTTCCCCCAACAGGGCATATTTCCGCGCTACTTAATTTAAGCATACGCTTTCTTGTTGTGCTGTTCTTTAGTCTGGGCTTAGCATGGATATTGGAACGCTGTATTGAGATTCCAGGCCAAAAGCTAGGTCAACGTGTAATTGCTTATTTAGAAAAGTAGCACTAGGTGAGCTTTTGACAACGTTGATTTAATGCATCAATCATAGAATGCTTTCCAATAAGGTCGTAGATTTGCACCCGAAAGGTAGATATAAGGGCTGTTGTTATGACGAATCTTCTTAGCGTGGTAGGGTTGAATCGGCGACGTCGGAAGCGCCGCAAGACCAATAACTCGATTGGTGACATCCGCCGCATCACTGACAAGATAGCCTGGGTGCTGCTCGTCATCGTTTTTGGCTTCCTCGTCTGGGCCGTCTCCACGTACGGCTGGTAGCTCCAGCTTTGCACTGGAATCATTGCCCCCAACCTCCCCAGGCTGGGGCTTTTTTGTGTCCTTTTTCGCGCCTTATAGCGCGGGCAGCTTTGCATCGATAATTACCCTAATTCGATGCAAGTCAATCATCTTTTGTCCGCTATCCTTCGCTCGCCCTGGGCTATCCAGAGTGAAGCGGTGCTAGGTTATCTGCCGCAGATTGCGGCTATGCTCAATGGGGAGCGGCTGGCGGTTATACCTGAGCCAGCCGCTCCAGTTGAGGAAAGTGTGGTGTTTGCTGCCGCTCGTGGGGGCCGTTCCAAGGCCAAGAAGTACGATGACGCCACCGAGGGAGCCGTAGCGGTGCACTCGCTGAAGGGCGTGATGATGAAGCAGGATCAGATTGGCCTGTGCACCGACGTGCCTGGCACTGCCTCGTTGCTGCGGGCCATGCAGGCCGCTGACAGCCACGATAATGTTATCGGCCATTTACTCGATATCGATTCGGGTGGTGGCGCAGTGGATGGCACGGCAGAGTTTGCGGCCGGCCTGGCTGCTCTGACCAAGCCCGTTGTCGCGTACTCGGATGGCATGATTGGTTCGGCGGCCGTATGGGCAGCCGTTTCGTGCCGCGAAATCATCCTCAACAACGAGACCTGCCGCATCGGCTCGATTGGCGTAATGGCCTCTATTCAGGACATCAAGCCCGCGCTGGAGAAGCTGGGCGTGAAGTTCCACGACATGGTCGCCGATGGCTCCGAGGATAAGAACTCCGACTTCTTCTCCGCTCTGGCCGGCGACTACAAGCCTTACAAGGCCAACGTGCTCAATCCGCTACGTGCTCACTTTCACGAGCATGTGAAGTCGGCCCTGGGGGAGCGACTCAACCCCAAAACCAGCGAGAAAGCCCTGAAAGGGGGGATGTTCTTCGCTTCCGAAGCCAAAGACATGGGCCTGATCACTGCGGTCGGCCCCTTTGATTTTGCCGTGCAGCGGGTGTTTGCCCTGGCTGAAGGCACCGATGACGCCCCGGATCAGGGCGACAATACCCAAGCCAACCATTCAAATTCTAACACCATGTTCGGAAAGAACAAGTTTCCGGCCGTCGCCGCTCTGGCCGGCCTCGCAGCTGCGGCCCTAACGCCCGCACTGGTATCTGCCGCCAACGACGAGTTGGAGGCCCAAGGCATTACGGGTGCTGCGCTGATTAGCGCCACCGACTTCAATGCCCTCGACACTGCTGCCACCGCGCACAAAGCCAACACCGAAGCCCTGAAGGCAGCCGGTGTTGACTCGATTGAGGCATTGGTAAAGCAGCGCGACGAAGCCGTAGCCAAAGCCGACGAGTACGGCGACCAGCCAGGTGCTCTGCCGACCGGCTCGACCAAGGAGAAATCTGACATCGAGGAGGACGGCAACGACCCGCAGTCGCTGGTGGATGCCCTGCACGCCAAGATGCTCGGCTAGTATTACGCTACCCTCAGTCTATCAATTTTTCATTTATCACTCTCTACTAGTCCTATCCAATGGCTTTAGAAATTACCGACGTAGTAGCTCAGTTTGGTGCTTACTACCTCAACCAGGGCCAGAACCTGACCCGTTTGTACACCTTGCTGCGTTCGGCCACGACGACCGAGAGCCTGTTCACGCCGGTTAACACCGACGACACCATCTGGCGGGCTGCCAAGGCGCTGTTCACTCGCGTAGTGCAGCCCTTCCAGAAGCAGTTCACCCCGCTGGCCAGCGTGAAGTTCGTGCCCGTAGAAATCCGCCAGTTCAAGATGAAGGTGGATGCTCAGGAGTATCCAGACGAGTTAGAGTCTAGCTGGTTGGGTTTCCTCGACGGCGACGACATCGACCGTAAGACGTGGCCTTTCGTGCGCTGGTACGTGGAAGTGTACCTGATTCCGCAGATCAAGCAGGACATCGAGTACAACGAAATTTTCCAAGGCTCTTATGTGGCTCCGACCACTGGTACGCCTGGCGCAGCTGGCACGTCGATGGATGGCTTGAAAAAGACCATTAACGGCCACATCACGGCCGGCCGCATCACGCCTATCACCACCGGCGCGTTGGAAATCACCAACCCTGAAGCTCTGGTGGAGCAGTTCGAAGCGTTTGCCGACGGCATCCACAAGGACTACTGGAGCATCCCGATGACCTTGGGTACTTCGGAAACGGTAGCGCGGGCCTTCCTGCGCGGCCAGGAGCGTAAGTACGGCAAGAACACTGGCGGTGGTGCGCTGGGCCTGCAGATCAACAACACCAACATCACGGTGGCTGGTGTGCCTTCTCACCGCGATACGCAGAAGATCTGGTGCACGCCCAAGGGCAACGCCATCATGCTGCGCAAGCGCATCCAGAACCAGACGAAAGTTCAGGTGGAGAGCGTGGACCGCTTGCTGAAGTTGTTCACCGACTTTAGCATGGGTATCGGTTTCATCATCCCCGAAATCGTCTTCACCAACGACCGCGAGCTGGTCTAGTGAAACCCGACGCGCCGGCACCCGACTAGGGTGCTGGCTAACGTCATTTGAGTGCTTTCCCATCCTTTCATTGTCAATACGCCACGATCATGGCCCAAGAGACCCCAGAACAAATCATTGCCCGCTTAGAGGCTGAAAACGCGAAGCTGAAGCAGGAAAACACCGAAGCCGGTGAGGCTATCGGTGAACTGAACGAGAAGCTGGCGAATGCCGAAGCCGTTGCTCCCGAGAAAGTTATCGTGACGCACGAAAAGGTGCAATACCAGGTGTTGGCTCCCAAGTTCCAGCACAAAGGCCAGGTAATCGAAGCCAAAGACCTCCAAGGCAACAAAGAGGTGCTGGCCGAGCTGGTGAAGGCCGAGTCCGGCTTGCTGGCTAAGGTTGAAGCCAAAAAGTAAGCCCGCGTCAGCAGGCTGAATTCTTAGGTTTTATAAGTCAATCCGATTCGAATTATGGATTTATTTGATCTCAAAGGCCCCCAGGGCAGAGATAACACGCCTGGCCTTAAGCAGTCCATTTTTGTGGCGGCTGAGCAGGACTTCACGACCATCAAGGGCGTGAAGAAAACCAAGCTCCCAGGTGACTCAGTAACTATCGATGGCTCGCACGCTTTTGCGGACGGTAAGGGCTTCGCCAAGTGCTACACCACCCTGAAGACGGCGCAGCTCAAGCTGGGCAACGTCGGTGAGCGTGACGGCCGCGGTAAGAAAATCGACTTCACCTTCTTCCACCCTGGCAACAGCAAGGAAGTAGCTGAGTTCGACCGCCAGATCAAAAACCAGACGTGCATCATCCTGGTGACCACGCCCGATGGCGAAGTGCTCCAGCTGGGCTCGGAAGGTTTGGGTGTGGAAATCCTGGGCGAGTACGACTCGGGCACGCTCGACAGCGGCCGTCGTGGTTTCACTTTCAAAGTAGAGGGCTATGCCAACGGCTTGCTGTTCTACGAAGGTGATATCAAGCAGCTCGATGGTTCCATCGTTGGTGCTGCTGCCTAAGCCGTGAACAAGGATTGGCAAAAACTGCTGCGCCCCGAAGTGGCCGCGAAGTACGAGGTACTACAAGCTCCGGGCCGCTATGCGGTTCGGGCGCTTGACTACCAGACAATCGACCTCCGTACCCTCAGTGTGGCCGAGGCCGACGAGTTGGTAGCGAAGCCAGGTGGAGAGTCCTACTTCAAGCTGCGGAAGGTGCGCCGCAAGCCCTCAGCAGCTCCCAAGGCAACAGTGGGGGAGTAGGAGCGAAGGAGCTGCCTGAGAAAAACGCCTCGGCCATTACGGTCGGGGCGTTTTTGCGTCCTTTTTAGCCGGCATCGGTGGGGGCAGCTTTGCTCTATGAATGTGGAAATTTCCAACTGGCTGGCCTCTGAGCAACCCTACGAGGTAGGTGTGGCCCTCTACGAGCAGCATGGCACCAGCGGCATGATTAAGCGGCTGCTGGCCGGCAGTTGCACCAGCTACAACCGGGAGGTGCTGGCCCGTGAGTTGGGCAAGCTCGTGGCCACCGCGCCACCTCCTCCCCAAACCCCACCTCCGGCCCCGGTGCCGGCTGCCGCGGCCGACGTGCTCACCCAGCTACGCCAGGCCCGCCGCCCGCTGCTCAGTGAGCGGGAATACCTGCACGCTCGCCTGGAGCTGGCCTCTGATGCCGAGCGTAGTGCCTCAGCCCTGCGCATCCTCGATATCGGCGACTTGCTGAACGAAAGCTATGCGGCCGAGGCCCACTACGAGAAATATGGCACTCTGCCCGCGCCGCCACCCGTAGCCGAGCCGGCTCCAGAGCTGGCCTCGCTTACCAGCACCGCCGACATCCAATATCAACTGAAGCTGCTGCGCACCCAGCGCAGCAAGCTAAAAGACCGCCCGGACCGCGCCGAAAAGTTGGCGCAGGTGCTGGCTAACATCGATTTACTGGAATCCAAATTATCCCCTCAATGACTACCGAAGAGTTAGCCCCGCTATCCTGGACCACTGTGCAGCGCCGAGTGCGCGACCTGGTGCCCTTATCCTACAATCCGCGCATTCTGACCGAGGAGGGCCGCACGCGCCTCATGCGCAGTATCCAGAAGTTCAACCTGGCCGAAATACCCGCCATCAACACCGACGACGTGGTGCTGGCCGGCCACCAGCGCCTGAGCATCCTGCTCGACTTGGGCCGAGGGGATGAAATCATCGACGTGCGGATGCCCAACCGCCTGCTCACCAAGGAGGAGCTGGACGAGTACAACATCACTTCCAACGTCGGAGCTGGTGTGTGGGACTATGCCAGCTTGCAGGAGAACTTCGCTCACATCGACCTGGGTGCCATTGGTGATGCCAGCATGCTGGCCGGCCTCGCCGACCTGGCCAACATGGCGTTGCCCTTGCTGCCCTCGGAAGAGCAGGAGTTCGACCCCACGCCGCCCAAGGAGCCGATATCGGTGCTCGGCGACGTGTACGAGCTGAGCAGCGATGCCCGTGGCCTGCAGCACGTGCTCGTGTGCGGCTCGTCCACTGATTCGGACGTAGTGGCCAAGGCCCTGGCCGGCAAGCTCATCGACCTGGTGAACACCGACCCGCCCTACAACGTCAACTACCAGGGCAAAACCAAGGATGCGCTGAAGATTGAGAACGACAGCATGGACGATGCTTCGTTCCGTGAGTTCCTCTACGACTACTACACCAACTGCTACACGTTCATGAAGCCGGGTGCGCCCATCTACGTGTTTCACGCAGACTCGGAAGGGGCCAACTTCCGCCTGGCCATGAAGGATGCGGGCCTGAAGCTGAGTCAGTGCCTGGTGTGGGTGAAGCAACAGTTCGTGATGGGCCGCCAGGACTTCCATTGGCAGCATGAGCCGATTCTGTACGGCTGGAAGGAAGGCGAGGCCCACAAGTGGTACTCCGACCGCAAGCAAACCACGGTGCTCCAGTTCGACCGCCCTCAGCGCAATGGCGAGCACCCGACCATGAAGCCGCTACCCATCCTCGAATACCAGTTGGAGTGCTCCAGTAAGCCCGGCGACGTGGTGTTCGATGGCTTCAGCGGCTCCGGCTCGGTACTCATTGCCTGCGAGAAGCTGGATCGGGAAGCCCACGTCGTGGAGCTGGACCCAGCCTACGTCGACGTGGACGTGCGCCGCTATATCAAGTTTATGCGTGATAACCAGCGTCGCTTCACCGTGACGCGCAATGGGGAGGAACTGACCGATGCCGAGCTTGCCCGCTACGAGTAACCCGAACTACTCGCCGGCCACTGAAACGGCGCTGGACCGCATTAAGGCTTCCTACCTGAACGAGGGAGCCGAGGAACTGCTGTCGCCCGACGATAAGAAGCGCAAAGAGCAACTGGAGGCCGCGCACGGCCTGCTGGTGAACTACCACAGCATGGAGCAGGCCGTTCCGTTGCTGGAGGGCCGCTTCAACATCAGTCGCGCGACGGCCTATCGTCGGTGCACCGAAGCCATCCGGCTGTTCGGCGACGTGACCCGCTCCTACAAGGATGGCATCCGCCACATCCTGTACGAGTTTGCCATGAAGGTTTTCCAGCTGGCTGCCAGCGCGAAACCACCGGATTTGAAGGCTATGAACGCCTCGATCAAGAACATGGCCGTGCTCAAAGGGCTCGACAAAGACGATGGCAACGCCCTCACGCCCGAAGTGCTGGCCAACCGCTCCTACGTGCTCAATATCACGCTGCAGGGCAAGGATGGTGAAACGAAAAGCATCGATTTGGGCAATCTGAACAAGATTGACACCGATACCTATGCCCAGGTGATAGATGCCGTTGAGCAGAGCGACGTGGGCCTAGAGCAAATGCGTGGGCTGCTGCTGGAGGCCACGGATGATGGGAAAGGAGACGACGACGATGAATAAGCCCCATATCAAGCCGTTGTCGTTCAACCGGCCCCAGCTCCGGTTTGTGCTCTCGAAACTGGCCTCGGCCGTCTCGCTCTGGAGCCGGGCCACCGGCAAGTCCACCATCATCGCCTGGCTGATCCACATGATTGTCCAGAAGATGCCCCGCAGCTGCTGGGGCCTGGTGGGCTCGACGTATGGCCAGATGCTGACCCGCACGCTGCCCTCGACGATTGCCGCGCTGGAAAAGCTCGGCTACATCAAGGACGTGCACTATTTCATTGGCCGTAAGCCGCCCGAAAACTGGAACTGGCCCGAGCCGTTCCAGCGCCCGGTTACTTACAAGCACTTCTGGATTTTCTACACTGGAGCCGGTTTTCACCTGATAACGCAGGATGGCAACGGCTCCAGTTCGCGGGGTCTGAACCTGGATGGCTACATCGGTGACGAGGCCCTGCTGCTGGACCGGGAAAAGCTGGGCACCGACGTAATTGCCTCCAACCGGGGCAACAAGGACTTCTGGAAGGGCTGCGACCTGCACCACGGCAAGTTCCTGTTCTCGTCGATGCCCTGGGGCGACCAAGGCAAGTGGCTGCTCAACGACTCGCTCTACTACGAGCGGGATGGCAATGCTTTCGAGGCCACTCGCAACAGCATGATCAAGCTCCAGATGGAGTTCGTGGATACCCGCAGCATGAGCACCCGCATGCAGCTCTACCAGGAAATCCTGGACCTCAGCAAGCAGTTGCGGTTCTACCCGAACCCCAAGGCCATGAAGCGGGATAAGCAGGAAACGCCCAAAGGGCTGCTCTACAGCGAGGCCAACATCTTCGATAACCTGGGCAACATCGGCATACCCTACTTGGAGGAGCAGCGCCGGGAGCTATCAGACTTCGTGTTCCTGATTGAGATTCTGAATCAGCGGCCGGCCACGGTGGAGGCCGGCTTCTATCCGCGGCTGAAGATATCCCATCATGCTGAGGAGTGCATGGCCAACGATTACATCGCGGGCCTGGGCTTCAACATCGCCAAGCTCCGGGAGCCAGGCTGTCTGCTCGATGCCGACTGCTTGGCTCACCTGCCTATTCGCGGGGCCGTGGACTGGGGCAGTAAGATCAGCTGCTTACTGGTGGGGCAGGTGCATAAGGAGGCTGGCGAATACCGGTTCCTCAAGGACTTCCACGTTAAGCACCCCAAGCTCATTGAGGACTTGGCCAAGCTGTTCACCGACTACTATGCCAACCATCTGCTCAAGGAGTTCCACTTCATTGAGGATAGTGAATGGGGTAACGCTAGGAAGCCCGATAGTAAGCTGACCTACAACCAGGCGTTTGCCGAGGAGCTGAAGAAGGCGGGCTGGCGCGTGCGCCACTTCAACCAGGGCCGCGTGCCCAGCTATGCCCACCGCTATAAGCTGGGCATCGACCTGTTGGGTGAGCAGGATGCTCGGCAGCTACTCATCCGCTTCAACAAGGTGAACTGCAAGAACACCCTGACGGCGATGAGCATGGCCCCGCTGAAAGAGAACAGCAAGGGGGAGATCGAGAAGGACAAGACCAGTGAGCGGAAGAAGACGATACCAGGAGAGGAGGCCACCCACTTCACCGACACCGTGGACCTGCACTTCCTCAGCATCGATAAGCATGTGGTCCGCTCGACTCCCGAGGCCGGTGGCCTACTGATGGTCAGCAGCTAGAATAGTCCAGATAACCGTGGTAGTCGGCCCGTAGTGGAACTTGCCAGTTGCCGTCAGGTTAGATTTAGGTAGCGTGGTTATTGTAAACTCCAGTAACTGATTAATCTCTTCCTGTCTAGCTCGGTCTTCTGGCAGGGATAGATAAATGTTCTCTGTTGTACGCTCTTCTTTGAGTGCTAGCGCATAGCGTTCATAAATAGCTGAGTGTTCCATCTCTAGCTGGAACGTCTCTTCATCAATAGGGGTAAGCAAGTAGGGAGTTGGTTGCCCATCTATATCATAATCCAGTTGGCACACATAGTAGTGAGGTTGGCCTGCAAAGCTGGTGACACCTTCCCGTGCCCCATCATACCATACTGAGATGGTGTACACTGTATCGAGTGCAGTTGTCATAGGTGAAAGGTAAAAGATGCCAGCGAACTGAGTGGAAATAATGTGAAAAGCCTGTTTGCGCATTGCGAACGGGCTTTTTTGTGTCCACACCCCTGGGGTATATCCCCTGGGCCGACTCGTGGAAATTTCCACACGCGACAGTGCGCGTCGGGGTGAGTAACGACAATTTGAGACTAAAACGGATTCTGGTAGGCCAAAAACGCCCTTCCTGATACCGTGAGGGCAATACCCTGTGAGATTGGGGGTTTTGCGGCCCGTTTCGCGGTGGGTTTTCTGTCCTTTTTCCCGCTTTCGGGGTCGGCGAATTTCGTCTCGATGATTCCGAATTCTATCCGACTAGCCGACGCATTACAGCAAATGGAGGAAGCCGATACCGGCTTCACGCTCCGGTTCGTGCAGGCCGACCGCAAGCGCAAAAAGGCCGGCAAAATCGTGGAGTGGCACCACTGCCGACTCTCCCGGCCGCGGCAGGGCCAGCGCAAGAAACTCGTGCCCGCCGCCGACGTGCCCGAGGCCGCGCCGCGGTCCAGCCGCCAGCCGGCCCACTTCGCCAACGCCACCCGCAACCTGGTGCAGGGCCGCAGCACGCAGGTGCGCAAAGTGCATATCTGGCTAATCCTGGCCTTCAATGGTAAAAAAGTAGTGTTATCATGAGTGTTGTATTTAACAATGACCTAACGGTAGGCTATACCGAAAACGGTACGGGCGGCATTGCCGTCCGTACTGGCCTGAGCATGGCGGCTACTGGTGGCGCTGGCAACCCAACGGGCGGCGACGCGCCGGGTGCTACACCCACTACGTCGGTGAAGAAAGACACCGGCAGCGACGACATCGCGCCTTGGGGCGAGGACAACCTGTTTCCGCAGGCGGTTATCAAAGACATCGAGCGCAACACCATCCTGCCCGCGGTGCTGGAAAAGAAAACCAGCATGATGTATGGCGGGGGCCTGGTGTACGGCATCATCACTGGCAAAGACAAGGATGGCCGGCCCGTTTTCGAGGCGCAGTCCATTTCGGAAATCGACGAGTTCTTCGAGTACTCGCGCCTGGACCGCTATGCCTTCGAAGGGCTGCTCGATATCAACACCTTCGCCAACGCCTTCCCGGAAATTATTCTTTCCAAGAACCGCCAGAAGGTCAAGCTGATAACCATTCAGGAAGCAGCGTGGTGCCGCTATTTGAAGGTGAAGAAGGGCGTGCTGCCTGGCGTGGTGATTAACGCCAACTGGGACAATGGCGGCACTTCCAAGGACGAAAACGCCACCACGGTGCCGGTGCTCGACCCCTACTTCGATGCTGTGGGCAACCTACGGGCCGCAAAGGGCTGGAAGTTTATTTATCCGCTCAGCATCCCAAGCCCGGATAAGGCACTGTACCAGTTGGCGGCTTGGAACGCTGTGCGTCGCTCAGGCTGGCTGGATGTAGCTGCGGCCATTCCAGAGTTCAAGCGGATGCTGTTCAAAAACCAGCTCAGCGTCAAGTACATCATTGAGGTGCACTCGGCCTATTGGGAGTGGAAATACGGCGACTGGGACGGACTAAGCCGCGACGAGAAGAAGCAGCTGCTGGAGGAGGAAATCAAAGCCTTCAACGACGTGATGCAGGGCACCAACGGGGCGGGCAAAACGGTGATGACCACTACCATCGTCGACAAGAAAACGAACCAGGAGGTGGCGGCATTCAAGATTACGGCCGTCGACGACAAACTCAAGGACGGCCTGCACATCGAAGACTCCAACGAGGCCAGCACCCACACCTACACCGCCCTGTCGATGCCGCCAAGTTTGATGGGCGTCTCACCCGGCAAGAGCATGGGCGACGGTGCTGGGGGCGGTTCCGAGCCACGGGTGCTGTTCAACAACTTCGTCAGCACCTCCCAATTCCAGCTCGACCTGCTGACGGCCCCGCTAAACCTGATTTCCAAATACAACGGCTGGAAAGTGGGGGATAAATACATCGTGTGGCGTTTCCTCAATCCCTTCGTGATGGAGATGCCGGAAAGCAAGCCAAAACAACAAGAATCCAAATAGTTATGGGACTTATCCGCTCTATTGAGAATTATCGTGAGTACGTTGTCGTCAATAAAAACTCGTTTTCGCTGGCCTCCATCCAGCCCGACATGCGCCTGGTGGAACAGGACCGCATCAAGCCGCTAGTGGGGGCAGCCTACTACTACGAGTTGGATGGTAAGCTGACCGCAGGCACCGAGCTTACCGGACCCGAGAAGGACGTGCTGGAGCTGCTGCGCCAAGCCGTGGCCACGTTAGCAATGGTGGCTTACCTGCCGATGGGGCAACTGGAAATTACTGACATGGGCGTGACCGTTACCGCCACCGGCGACCGGAAGCAGCCCTACCAGTGGCAAATCAACCAGCTCCGCTCCAACCTACAAGCCAAGGGCTACAATGCGCTGGAAAAAGCGCTGACGCTGCTCGATGAGCATATCGATGCGCCGGAGTTTGCGGCCTGGGCAACGTCGGCTGCGGCCACCGCCTCTCACAAGTTCTTCCTGAACACGGCCGCAGGTTTCTCTGAGCACTACAACATCGGCGGCTCCCGCCTCACGTACCTGGCCATGTTGCCCACGCTCCGGAAAATGGAGCGCTTCAGCATCGAGCCGGTGCTGGGCGAGGCGTACTACCTGGAGCTGAAAGCCGAGGTTGCGGCCCGCACGGTGTCGGCCGACAACCTGCACGTACTGGAGCAGTACGTGCGGCCGGCGCTGGCCCACCTGACCGTGGGCAAGGCGGTGCCCGAAATCGGGCTGGGCCTGAACGGCGACGCCATCGAGCTGAACGTGTACCGCCTCGACGATGCCAACCAGAAGGAGGCCGATGCGTCGCTGGATAGCTTGCTCAGCCTGAAGGTGGAGCAGGCAATGGGCGACGCGATGGTGTACCTGGAGCGGTTGAAAGCCTACCTCAACGCCAACGCCTCGGCCACCCGGTTCGCCACGTACTTCGCCTCCCGCCAGTACCAGTCGCCCACCGCACCCCGCGCCACGGTACGCACCGCCTCTGATGGGGCTGTTTACGGCTGGCTGTGATGCGGGCCATTCTTCAGCCAGTGCTGCTGTTCCTTGGCGGGCCGCGCACCATGTTCGTGCTGGTTACGGCCCGCGACGCTTCGCCCTGGGCGCTGCTCGTGCGGCAGTACTTCTTTGCTGACTGGCAGTTTGCCGGGTTTCTGTGCACGCTGATTTTCGTGGATACCGTCACTGGCGTGCTCCGGAGCTGGCAGAAGCACCAGGTGAGCAGCCGCGCCTTCAGCCGCATTTTCATCAAGTGCCTGGTCTACCTGCTGCTGCTGGTGCTGGCCCACGTGATGACGAGTTTCACCATCAAGGGCAAGGTGAACGTGGTGTTTCAGTGGTTCGACACCTTCATCTACTGCGCCATGATGGCCCGCGAAGCCCTGAGCGTGCTGGAAAATCTGGCCGCCGTCGCACCCGAGTTGGTGCCCAAAAAGCTGGTTAAGCGCCTGGCCCTATTCAGCGAAGACCCCGAAGCTGCCTTGGGTGAGCTGAAGGCCACACCCAAGGCAGCTTCGGAAGTGGTGAGCCCAGAGATAGTAGAGTTTCCCAATCCTTCATCGGTGCCCACTGAGGGTGCCATAATCAATTAATTATGCAGTTAACCAAGCAACTATTAATGGCCGCCCTGGTGGGCACCAGCTCGGCTGAGGCCGACAAGTTCCTCAAGCCCATCAACGCCACGCTGGAGCGTTACAAAATCAACACCCCGCTCCGGGTGGCGCACTTCCTGGCGCAGATCGGCCACGAGTCGTGCGGGCTGGATGCCGTGCGTGAGTACGCCAGTGGCGCTGCCTACGAGGGCCGCAAAGACCTGGGCAATACGCAGAAGGGCGATGGCATCCGCTTCAAGGGCCGCGGCTTGATTCAAATCACTGGCCGGGCCAACTACTACACACTGGGCCGCGCCTTCGGCATCGACTTCGTGGCCGAGCCGACGCTGCTGGAGATGCCCATGTATGCCGCCCTGAGCGCGGGCTGGTATTGGAACAGCCGCAGCCTCAACGAATTGGCCGACGCTAACTTCTTCGACACCATCACCAAGCGCATCAATGGCGGCACCAACGGCTATGCCGACCGAATGAACCGCTTTTTGGTGGCTGCTAAAGCCCTGGGCATACCAGGTGGAAAAGCATGAGAAGCATTCGTATAGGTTGCGTTTTAGGAGCACTTGCCCTGCTTAGCGCAGTCAGTGGCTGCGCCACCACTCGCCCGCGGCCGGCCGACGTGCCGACGCTGTCGGTGCTGTCGGTGCGCCAAGACTCCCTACGCGTGGACTCGCTGGCCGGGCTTCCGGACTCGCTACCCAAGCCCACGTTCATCCAGCGCCTCACTGGTGGCGTATTTGGGGGCGGTTCCGGTAAAACGAAAACCGTCCAGAAGTTCAAAGGGCCAACGACCATCATCATTGGCAACAATAACGCGGGCAGCTCGGCAACCAAGCCCGGCCCTGCGGCCACCGGCACTGGAGCAGTGGCCACCGAGGCAAAAAAGGCCGACGCGCCCGTAGTCGTTGGCGAGGGCAATCAGGCCGCCAGTTCCCGGAAGGGGCCGGCCGTAGCTGGCACCGGCAACTCGGTGACGGTGCCGCTGCCCAGCAACTGGTGGAAGTGGCTGCTCGGCGGCACGGTGCTCGGCTTCGCGCTGAGGCAGTTCGGGCCAATGCTGCTCAAGGGGGCGTTGGGCATATAAATAAAACGCCCTGGCATATACAGCCGGGGCGTTTTGCTATCTTGCACCCGCTAACACACTGAATACCCTAGATTACCCACAGAAGCCTCGGCCGTCGTCAGAAAACGGTCGGGGAGTAGAGCGGGAGCATGACCCGTATGCTTAGGCTTCTGTGGAAGTTCAGGTGTTAGCAGCGATTTCCCCGGCTTGCTCGACGTGCTGCATTATGGCTACTTCTGAAGAATCGGCCCAAGAGGCCCCCAACTTGCCGCTCGTAAAGCCAGCAGGTATCGACGACGCTGAAATGTGGAAGCTGTGTGAACGGTACAACATCGCCTTCACCCCACCCACGGCCCGCGATATTCAGTTTGCTGGCATCATTAAAGCCCTGGAGGAACTAGTGGATGCCCTTGGGCACCGCCCTTAAAACCAACGAAAACAGACTGCCCCGGCCCACCAGCCGGGGTTTTTTTGTGCCCGATTGCACCGTGCCAGTCGGACAATTAGACCGTGCATTGAATCTGCGCTAATGCACTCAAAAACAAGTGATTAAACTTGATAGTCGCGGCACACGATGCGTTGTTTGTATCACCTAAACGACACGAACACAACGCCTTACGATAATGACCGCAGCCCAAATCCTCGCCAGCACCGGAACTACTAAAACTTGGAAAATGCAGCAGCTTTTCGGCCTGGGCCTGAGCCGCCGCGAAGTAGCCACGATGATGAACGTAGGCTACGGTTTCGCCCAGAACGTATATGCCGCCTGGGTAGCCGCCCGCGCTACCACCGCCCTGGCCACGCCGACCCGCACCGCTACCGTAGCTGCCCTGGCCCCGTACCAGCCCGCCCGCTTCGACCGCACCTTCGGCGTAGAAATAGAAGCCTACGGCTGCACCCGCGAAGCCTTGGTAAACGAGCTACGCGCCCAGGGCCTGGAAGCCCACAGCGACGGCTACAACCACACCACCCGCCCATACTGGAAAATTGTAAGCGACGGCAGCGTAACCGGCCCTAACGCCTTCGAACTGGTAAGCCCCGTACTGCGCGGCTACGAAGGACTGGAGGATTTGGCCCGCGCCTGCCGCGCCCTGAACGCCTGCGGAGCCCAGGTAAATAACTCCTGCGGCCTGCACGTACACCTCGGGGCCTCGGACCTAACGGTAGAAAACATGAAAAACCTAGTACGCAACTACCTGGTACTCGAAACCAGCATCGACTCGGTAATGCCCGCCAACCGCCGCGGCTCGGCCAATACCTACTGCCAAAGCCTACAACGCAGCCGCACGATGGCCGAAGCCGAACGCCAAATACTAGCCGCCACCACGGCCGAGGAGCTAAGCCGCGCCGCCAACGGAGGCAGCCGCTACCACAAGGTGAACATGCAAGCCTTCACCCGGCAAGGCACCATCGAATTTCGCCAGCACAGCGGAACCACCAACTATGAAAAAATAAGCTTTTGGGTGAAATTCCTGGCTAACCTAGTAGACTACTCGAAGGCCCGCCTAGTAGCCCCAAACCTGCCCGTAGCTGAATTTACTACCTTTAACCCCCGCGACATTGCAACCTACTACACCCGCCGCCGCACGGCGCTACAAAACCGCTAACATGCCCAAATACGAAATACTAGGTGGTGGCCAGGTAGAGGCCACCACCGACCTCGGCCTAGTAGAAGCCTTACGCCGCGACGCGCAAGCCTGGGTGCCCAGCGTCAGTATCGAAGATTTTATGGAAGGCATGGCCAGCCGCGCCAAGGTTCAGAAGGGGGTGGAAGTCCGCACGAATTCCATTGCCAACTTTACGGCCGACCTAAAGCGGTTTGGCTTCATCACACAGGCCTGATTTCAGTTTTCAGTATGTTTGGTTTTCACCAGTCATACTATATGAAAACGCTATTATTTGCTGTACTGCTAGGGGCACTGGCCTTCGTCGGCTTCGCCCAGGATTCCCCACCCGTGGCCATCGCCAAAACTATGGCCGGCCGCAAAGCCCCACGTCGGGCACTGATGCTGGAGGATGGCGTGAAGCGCTACTCCAAGTTCAATCTGTACGCCACTCGCAAGGGCAACCGTGCCCGCGAATTTGAAAACGAAGGGGCAGTCCTAGCCTTACTTGATAGCCTCGGCTGGGTCGCTACTCCCAACGGCCAGGAGCAGACACCCTACGGCGAATACAACCTGTATATGCTCAAACGCAAGCCAGTGGTTCAGAATTAATATAGATGCACTTGCGGTATGGCATTCAGAATAAATGAACCCAAAAACGCTGTCTTACTACATGCAGCAGCAAAGATTGCTAGTTTGAGTGAAGCATCAGCCGTTGATGGTATGAGAATAATATTTCAAACGTTGGCGGAAGCTAGTGATCGGCTCAAGGAAAAGTTAGACCGCTATGGCGAGGAGCAAAAAGGATTGCAGTTCACAGCTCTTACAAACGATACTGCGCGACAATCAACTGATGGTGCAATTACATTTTCTAGACCTAACGTAGGGTTAAATAGCGTAAAAGACATTGATGTTAGCTATGGAGTAAGACACAGCAGTATTATGGCTGATGTGTGGATTCTTCTTGATAATATCCACCGCTTAGACATACTGTTGAAATTCGTACCTGGCCCAATAGTAGGATTTAGCAGACGAAATTTTATGCAATTAATGAACTCCGTGACGGGTATAAGAGGCTCTTTTCATCACATTGATGAGAGAATAAAGAGACACTTCGCAAAAGTTGGCGGTTCAGCTTTTGGTGATGTGAATTGGGTGTATAATTCAAGTGACAATCATCCCGCTCTATTTATAATGCACTCAGGGGTAGATCGGTTTGGAATGAAAAATACCGCTTATGGAGCAATTGAGGGAGAAGATAAGGAACATGAAATAGGAGCTCATAATTTAGAGTTGAGGTATTTGATGCAAGACAGAATTCCTGGTACTAAAGCGGACGGTACTCCATCTTTTACTTGGGGCACCCCGTATCCAGTTAGCGTGAATTTTGATGACCTTGCAGCACTTATAAACGAATTGCAATTAGGGTTAGAACATAGATACGCTTCTCTAGCAGAAACTGCTATCAAACCTGGGGAGGTCCCTGTTTTGCCAGGAATTCAAATCATCAGGCGCAGAAACGCTGAAAAACCAGATTAGTGAAATTTATTTAATAGCCTCGGCCAGATAGGTTGAGGCTTTTTTGTGTCCTTTTTCGTCGGTTCGGGGAGCGGGAGCTTTGAGGAAACTACTTCCTCACCCATGCATGATGTTAGTATCGGTGGCCGGCACCGGAAGGTAGCCGACACCTGGAACGCCCTCCCGCGCAAGCAGCTGCTGGAGGTGGTGCGCCACTTGTACGCCAAGCACCGCACCGAAACCGATTTGCGCCTGTGGCTGCTGAGCGTACTGCTCGACGTGCCGTTGGCGTTGGTCATTCACTTTACCGACGTGCAGGTGGCCCAGCTCCTCTGGCTGACCGACTTTCTCCTTGAGGAGAATAGCCTTACTGAGCAGAAGCTAGGCAGCGTACAGTTGCCGGCCTGGCGCGACCCCTTGCGCCGCACCTTCTACGGGCCGCGGGAGCACTTCCGCAACATGAGCTTTGCCGAGTTCATCTTCGCCGACGCCTACTTCGTGCGCTACAGCCAGGACCGCAGCCAGGTGGCCATGCTCGACAAGCTGGTGGCCGTGCTCTACCGGCCCCAGCGCCGCAACTACGACCCCAACTCCCCGGAGTTCGGCGGCGACCGGCGCGAAGACTTCAACGAGCACCTGCTGGAAAAGCGGGTTTTTATGTTGGAGGCCCTGCCCAGCACCGAGAAACTCGCCATCTATACCTGGTATGCTGGCTGCCGCAAGGCGCTGGAATACGCCTACCCGGACGTGTTCACCTCGGCCCACCAGGAGCAGGCCAGCGCCAAGGGCTGGGACTACGTGCTGCGCGAGTTGTCGGGCAGCACCTTCGGCACCCTAACCGAAACCAGCCGCCAAAATGCCCGCCTCGTGCTGGCCAAGATGCAGGATGATCAGGAAGCGGCCGAGCGCCTGCGCGAACTACACCGCCAACACAATCCCTAACCAATGCGCCACAAACAATACACCGCAATGGGCCGGGAACTGGCCCGCCGCCACGTCGACATTCAGCACTCGCCCGAGAAGTGCCGCTTCCTGCGCATCCTCATCAGTTCCGACCCCATTCAAAAGCAGCTCGACCTGAGCGAGTTCAACGCCAGCCTGCGCAACCGCCTGGATTTGAGCGATGGCAAGGCCGCGATGGTGCTGGAAAACTACCAGGCCGACTACTCGGATAACGAGGGCGACTTCTACGCCAAGTACCACCACAGCGCCTTTCTGGTGCTGAAGCTGGTGGGCCGCGACGACTACGACGGCCGCGACGACGTGCTCGACGAATGCGAGCGGATCGGGGAGGAGCTGATGGGCGCATACATCGAGCAGCTCACCGCGGCCGGCCTGCGCATCACGCCCGACGACGTGCTGCAGGAAGCCATTGGCCCCATCGGCGACGGCCTGGTGGGCTGCCGCTTCAACTACGTGTTCCGCAGTGCCGCCACGCAGGCGCTGACTTACCAACCTTCTAAATTCCTCGACTGATGGCCGGCGAAAGATTAGCAAAACAAGTTGTCCAGGTGGTCAACCCCCAGGACGGCAAATGGGTCCAGCTGTTTCTGGGCGGCTTGTACCACCTGTTCGAGCCCAGCTATAATGGTACGGGCATCAACACGTTCCGCATCATTCCGCCCCAGAGCAACTATCAGCGCCAGAACGCGCTGTCGTTTGTGGCCGCGGTGCGGGCGCGTATCCTGGCCTTTAACCTGCCCTACACTGTCAGCGAGGAAGAGATTCAGCTGCCGTATTGTACGCTGGTGACCATTGAGGCCACTGCCTACGACCGGGCGCTGGACTTCCAGCCCATGCAGGACTTGCCGCACACCGGGCTCTATGGCATTCTGCAATGGGACCAGGCCGATACCATCCGGCCGGTGTTCGTGGATCAGCAGGTAAACGATGCCGGCATCTTTGGCTCGGCCACTGGCTCCATCACCCTAACGGCCCGCAACGGCAACGATGGGGTGTACACTTATACCTGGGCCGATGGCCCTACCACGGCCAGCCGCAGCAACCTACGGGCCGGCCGCTACACCTGCGTGGTGGCCGACTCCAGCGGGGCCAGTACGTCGGTGACCGTACTGGTGGGTCAGGATGATCAACTGAGTGTGGTAGTCAACCGGGTGGAAAACGACGTGACTCTACAAGTAAGCGGGGGCCTGGCTCCTTATGCCTACGCGTGGGAGGATGGCAGCACGCTGCCCACCCGGCTCGACCTGGAGCCAGGCACCTACACTTGCACCATCACCGATGCGCGGGGCGCGACGGCCAGTGCAACCGTCACCATTTCGGCTTTCCAGTTTTATTTCTCACTTAACCCCATCCTGCTGCCGCTCGATGCCGGCGACGCCTACCGGACCGACCCCACCACCAAGCCGAACCTCTCGTTTTGCTGCGAGGTGTACATCGAGCCGGAATATTTGAGTGACGAGTTCGTGCGCCTGGGCGACGTGCTGGAGCAGCCCGCCGACCGCGACGGCCGCACCACCTTTGAAGTGCAGGCCCTGCTCGATACCTACTTGCAGGAGCACCTGCCTGCGCCGGGCCAGCAGGCCATCAGCCGGGCCGATTCGCTGTTCAAGCGCTTCTACTTGCTCAGTTACGAGCGGTTCGGGGAGCCGTTGGAGGATGGCCCGCAGCAGCTGCAAAGCACCAACTATGTGGTGCTGGGCGGCCTCGATTACTTTGAATACGCGGCCCGCACGTGGTTCAGTGCCTATCAGGCGGCTGCCAAGCCCTTCCTGACCTGGCAGCCCAACGACAAGCCCGTGTACGCCGACCAGCCCGAGTACCTCTACTTCATGGTGGACTCGTTTGCCCTGCCCTCGTTCGCCCTGCAGGTGAGCGTACAGTGCACCAATGGCAAAACGGAGCGCTTAACGACTCTGCCGTATGGAGGCGTGAAGCGCTACGAGGTGTTCTGCGTGCCGGTGAGCTACGAGGCCCTGGGGCTTTCGCGCTACGAGTCGCCTAAACGTCGGGTGCTGGGCTGGAGCGTGCAGGTAGTCGATGAGCTGGGGGTGCCCCAGTCCGAGGAGCGGCGTTACCAGCTGGAGTACCGCTATGCCCCACAGAAGCGTTACTTCCTTTATACCAACAGCCTGGGTGGGGTCAATACGCTGGCGTGCATTGGCGACGCGGTGGGTACGTTCACGCCGGTGCAGGAGGAAGCTGAACGCGGCCCCAACCCGCGCTACAACCCGCTGCTGGGCGACACGGTGGTGCTGGACCGCTCCGGCACCATGGTGCTCAACGTACAGACCGGCTCGCTCTCGCGGGCCGAGCAGTTGCACTTGCAGGAGTTCGTGCTCAGCCGGCGCGTGACGATGGTGCGCGACGGTTTCTACTGGCCGGGCAAGGTCAAGCCCAAGGCACTGGAAGCCTTCAGCGACGGCGACACCACCCGCGTGTTTGTGTTCGACTTCGAGTTGCCCCGCCAGCGCGTGTTCTCGCCGCGGCTGCCGGTGCTGCCCGCGGCACTCACCCGGCCCGTGGCGGCTGGAGAAGGGGGGCGGCTATGATTCGGCTGCTAACGCTGGCCGGCGACGAGCTGCAACTCGGCGACGGTTCCCTGAGCCTGGAAATCCGGAATCCGTACTTCGAGGAGGAGGCCATTCCCGGCACCACCTCGCTGCCGTTTTCCTTTAGCTGGACGCGCGACAACCTGCGCACGCTAGGCTTCCCACACCGCAGCCGGGTGCCAGGTGGCCCAGCGCCGTTGCCGGCGCAGTTGCTGCTCGACGGCCCACTTTGGCGTATCGGAGCGCTGAAATACGGCGAGTGCGACGAAGCCAAGAAGAAGCTCACGTATAAGTTCACGGCCGATGCTGGGGCCTTGCGGGAGGAAATCAAGGGCATCCGACTTTCGGACCTGGACCTGGGCACGGTGCCATTCATGCGCAGCAATGCCAGCCCCGATTATGCCCTGCTGCCAGTGCGCAACACGGCCTTCTACGGCGAGAAAAACAAGGACTTCAAAGGCATCGTCAACTACTACGGGCCGGCCGGCTACCCAGCGGTGGCCAGTAAGCAGCATTGCTTTGCGCCCCAGCCGTACCTGGTGCCGGTGCTACGCAAGGCGCTGGCGCACTTCGGCTGGAGCGTGAGCGGCGACTTTGTCGACGAGCTGGAAATTCAGCAGCTGGTGATTTACAGTGACCGGGCGCTGGAGGATGCCACCGGCGCGGTGCTGGCCAACGTAGAGCTGGCCCGCCACGTGCCCGATATCACGGTGGCTGCGTTGCTGCTGGCCCTGCAAGGCCTGTTCACGCTGGGCTACCAGGTAGACACCCAGCGCAAGCATCTGCGCATGCGCTTTTTGAAGAGGGAGTTGGGGCGCACGGACTACCAGGACCGTAGTGGCGTGCTCCAGCGTAGTGCGCCCAACCTGACTGAGGGCTGGCAGCTCATTCAAAAACCTGATGGCAACGACGAGTTGGATAAATCGCTCGACACGAGTTGGCAGAGCTTCCGCATCGGGTCGGCGAAAGAGGACATCACCGTCGACGCGGGCACGCTGCACCTGGTGCGGGAGGAAGATCCACTGGCCGCGGGGCGGCAGTGGCTCGTGCCAGCCATCAGCGCCAAAGGGGCCTCGGCAGCCTATGACCTGGGCGAGGAAAGCCGCACCGGGCTGCGGCTGCTCTTCAACCGCGGGCTCCAGCCCGATGGCCGCGGCAACAGCTATCCGCTGGGCACGGCCGGCACGGTCAACTATGCTGGCGCGTCGGTGGGGCAACTGAGCTTGCACTGGGACGGGCCGCAGGGGCTGTACCAGCAGTTCGGGCAGGCGTGGTACACGTTCCGCAGCCAGGCCACTGAAACGGAATACGAGGTGCCGTTCACGCTGGCTGACTTGCGCAGCATCGAGCCGGGTCGGCTGGAGATGGTCGACCACCACTTACGGCTCTGGCAGCAAATCAGCGTGACCATCGACTTGCGGCGCAAGCTGAGCAAGGCCACCATTATCTATCAGCAAGTACGATGACACAGCCAACCCAAGAGCAGCGGCCCGACCTGGCCGCCGAACGGCACCGGATGGCGCTGGAGTGGCTGCGCTTCAGCATCGAGAAGTTTCGGGCCAACATCAAGAAGATGAAGATTGGCTCCACCGGGCAGCTCTATGAGAGCTTCCTGGGTACGCTCGTCGGCGGCGCGGCCGGCGACGAGCTGAAGCTGCGCCTAGTGTACGCCGTGCAGGGGATGTACGTCGATATGGGCGTGGGCCGGGGCATGGGAGCCGGCCAAACCAAGGGCAGCCGTGACTACAACCGCCTGCGCAATGAGAAGGGCAAGCTGCGCCGCCACGAGCGGAAGGCCAAGCGCTGGCAGAGCAAGCAACTGGCCCGCGAACAGCACCGGCTGGGTGAATTAATGAGTGATATCAGTGGCCGCACGCTCATCGCTTCGGTGAGCATGGGGCTACCCAAAACCGTGGAAATTAACTTATAAGGAAAGTCGTATGGCTGGTGAAACCGAAAAGAGAACTATTGAGATAGTCGTTAACGGGCAAAAGGTCAATGCCAGTTTGAAGGAAATGGACGCGGCTGCCGCCGTTCTGTATAATCAGTTCCGCAAGCTCTCGGCCGACGACCCAGGGCGCGAAAAGATTATCCAGGACTACCGGGAAATGAAGGCCCGCATTGGCGATGTGAAAGAGGAGCTGGGCCAGGTGAAGGAGTCGCAGAGCGTGTTTTCGCAGGCGATGGCCTTTGCCGGCGTGACGGTCGGCACCGAAGCTATTATCGACGGCATCAAGGAACTGGGTGCGGAAATTATCAACACCACCAAAGAAGTGGTGGCACTGCGGGGCAACATCAACGGGCTGACCGGCGCGACCGGGGCCGAGTTGGATAACCTCACCAGTTCGGTGATGGCCGTGGCCCGCACCTTCGGTAAGGACTTTAATGAGGTACTGGTGGCCAGCAACTCGCTCAGCAAAACGATGGGCGTGAGCCAGCAGGAAGCCATGCGCCTGATTGAGCAGGGCTTCCTGAGCGGGGCCGATGCCAGCGGCGAGTTCCTCGACCAGGTGAAGGAGTACGGCCCTCAGTTCAAACAGGCCGGCCTGAGCGCCAACGAAGCCATCGGCGTGATTTCGCAGTCGGTAACCAGCGGTATTTTCTCCGATAAGGGTGCCGACGTGGTGAAAGAGTTCGGCCTGCGCATCAACGAGCAGACGAAATCTACGCGGGATGCCATGTACGCCGCCTTCGGCCCGGAATTCACTAAGGAAATCCTGGATGGGGTGAATAAGGGCAGCATGACGTCGGTGGAGGCCCTGCGCCGCATCTCGAAAGAGATGAACGACACCAAGATTCCGGCTGCTCAGCTGCAAACGGTGGTAGCCGACGTGTTCGGTGGGCCGGGGGAAGATGCCGGCCTCGACTATCTAAAGTCGTTGCAAAACGTGGGGGTGGGTGTGGACCAGCTCGTCGATAAAACCAACGTGTACGTGCAGCGCCAGCGGGCGCAGCTGCTCTCGGAAAAGGAACTGGCCGACTCGCAAAACGAGCTGGCTAAGTCGTTTGAGGGCGGCAGCGTGATTATGAGCACCCTGACCAACAAGGCCATGACGGTGCTCTACACGTTGCTGGTATCGTTGGGGGCCACGTTCCGGGAACTGGCGCAGCCGGTGAAGGACATCTGGAACTCGCTGATGGAGCTAGGGGAGTCGATGGGCTGGGTAAGCAAGGAAGGCACCTCGGCCAAATCGGTCGGGGAGGCGCTGGGCAATGTGTTCCGGGCCATCCTCACGCCTACCAAGCTGTTGTGGGGCGCGTTAGCCGACGGCGTGAAGTCGCTGGTGGAGTGGGCCAAAAGTTCGGAAACGGCGCGGGCCGCGTTGGAATTCATGACCATGCCTATCCGCACGCTCTATCAACTGCTCACCAACGGGCCGGCGTATTTTGCTGCGTTCAGTGCCGAGGCCGAGAGCCGGTTCGGTACCATCGGCCGGGCCTGGCGCAGGCTGCTGGACCGCGACTTCAGTGGGGCCGCGGCCGAGTTCGGCAACATGGGCAAGAATGCTGGTGAAGCCTACAACAAGGCGTTTGCCGCGGCTTCCGCGAAACAAAGCATCACACTGGAGGCGAATGCCACGGTGAAAAACGCCGGGGCTGACCCAACCCCTATGCGCAAATCGGGCGGCAACGGGCTGACGGAGGCCGATGAGCAGAAGGCTGAAAAAGCGCGGGAGGCTGCCCTGAAGAAGATTGCGGCTGCCCAGGACAAAGCCGATAAGGCTCGGCAGGATGCGCTGAAAAAGCAGATGGAGTTCGAGGCTAAGCTGGAAGATGCCCGCGTGGCCGCCATCGCTGACAGCCACGAGCGGGAGTTGGCCGCGGTGAAACTCAAATACGACCGAAAGTCGCGGCTCATCACCGGCACCGAAGCCGAGCAGGCCGTGCAGGCTCAAGCCAACCGGGAAGCCATGAACCGGGAAGTGGAGGCCATCGACGAGAAATACCGCAAGCAGGCTGAGGAAGCGAAAAAAGCAGCCTTCGAAAAGAGCCTGGCCGAGGAGGAAGCGGCAGAAACCGAGCGGGAGACGGTTATTCAGGCGCAGTTTGAAGACTTGCTCATCACCGAGGCCACCCGCGACCAACTGCTCTACGAGGCCAAGCACGCTAGTCTTGAAGCCAAGCTGCTGCTGGAGGAATCGTATGGGGGCAAAACCTCGTCGTTGTATCAGAAAACGTTCCGCGAGTTGCAGCGGCTGGACCGGCAGCATTCCAAGGAATCCGAGGAAAACGCGAAGAAGCGGGCTGAGGCGATGCAAAAGTTCGGGACGCTGATGATGAAAACGCAGTCGGATGCGCTGGGGCTCACCATTGAAATCTTAGGCAGAGACGAAGCGGCTCGGAAGAAAAACGCCTCGCTGATTCGCTCGTTCACCATTGCCAAACTCGTGCTCGATGGCGTGCAGGAAGTGCAGGGTATCTGGACGGATGCTGCGCAGAACCCGTTCTGGAAGCTGCTGCCTCCGGGAGCCAGCGTGGCGTATGCCGCCGTTCGTACTGGCCTGGCCGTTGCCCGCACAGGCTTCGCCGTGTCGCAGGCCGCCAAGCAGCAGTTTGCCCAGGGGGGCCGCACAGGTGGGGGGATGAATGCCGGTGAGGGCATGGCCATCAACCCGATGGGGCAGTTGCTGGAAATGTCGGGGATGCGCGTGGGCTCCGGTGGCAAGCTGGTTGACAACACCGGTTTCGCCGTGGCCGGCATCGTGCATCAGGACGAGTACGTGATTCCCAAGTGGATGCGGGCCGACCCGCAGGTACTGGCGGTGGAGAATTGGTTGGAGGCAAAGCGCCTTCGGGGGTATGCTGAAGGTGGAGGTACGACCGATGGTGGTAGCCAGATGCCGGCACCACCAACCCTGGCAACAAATCCGGCCGGTAGTACTTGGGAGCAGGAACTACTATCAACTCTGCATCAGTTAAATGGGCGACTCGCAGGGGTGGAGGAATGGCAGCGTAATCTGGGTGTAAACCTCAGTTTGCAAGAATTGCAGAAGAGCCAGAAGCAGTTGCAGTTAGTCCAAACTGAGAGTGCAATTCGCAAAGGAGACTAGGAAAAAGGAACTTTTCGCCGATTATCCTATACTTTTAGCAATCTGCTAACGTAATTAGTCTAGCTAACGCCCTCTTCATCTCACCTTTATCCCCACCTATGCAGACTCAATTTCCGAGTGGTCCTATTCCAGCAGTGGACCCAGTGACGAATACCATTATTGATATTCGGCCCCTTCTGACATTGCTCCACACTAAGTACAACGGAGACAAAGAGCAGCTGGTGGGCGACCTGCATCAGTTATCGGATTATATCATGCGTAACCCGAACGATGCAGAAAAAGACTCAGCCCCGAAGCTGCGGAAAATGTATGGTCTGATTGCCGACCTCTCGGTGGCGTTCGACAGCATCAGAGAAATTCCGCAGCATTGATCAAACTCTTACACCACACTTTGCTTGCCGCCTCGCCTCACAAGCGAGGCGGTTTTATTACCGCCAAGGCTGTCCTAAACTTGTTGTTTCGAACAATTGTAGAATTATAGTGCGTATCATTTTACAAAGGACCGTTTGTAAAACGATACGTAGCTAGTAGGGACTTACTAGTACTAACCCTGCCTACCCTCGTTTCTTGATAAGGAATAGCTTTTGCTCAGTCGGCACCCATACATACAGGAAGGTTCCCAGCGGATAGCCTCCGTATGCCGCATAGTAATTGCCGGCTCGCTGCAGATACTGTTGCTCGACAAACTGACGGCTACAGCGAAAATCATCCAAGTTGCCGAACGTGGCGATTGATGTCCAAAGCGAATCTTGCTGTCGAATGGGTGTCGGGTGCCACAGCAGGCTATCCATTGCCTGCAAATGACTGGCATGTCTTTTAAAGCGCAACCGCGGTAACGGACTGCTGGAACCAAGGGCGCGCTGTACGGGAACCGTCGGAACGTACTCATAAAAATCGAAGCCATCGCCTGGACTGAACCCAATCAGGTCGTGGCTGCATTCAACTTTAAACCTAAGGCCAGGTTGCTGAAAAAGTGTTGCCCCAGCCGTATCTGCTAAAGGTTGTCGATACCATGCTCCATCGACTACAAAAAAGAGAACGAGAAATCCGATGATTAGCAGTCCAGTTCCTACTCGCCATGGTGTACGCATCGATTACTTACCAAATAAAACTAGGACTACTAACCCTCTTGTATTTCCGATGCAAACCAATGATAAAGTACAATATGAAATAGGTGTTATTCCGTTGAGCAAACCTACCACTTTTCCGCGATCTCGCTTATAACTAACTTTATGTTAATCAACTATGCCAAGAAAGTGATGTGCTGCGCTCTCGCGTTGCACTACTTCGTAAATCCTATTGCTTAACCAACAACGACTTTACCAGTGGCGGTATCTCCTCGTCGGGCCCAAGATCATAGAAGTCAATAGCTGTTTGATCGGATCGTAGTAATTGCCATGCCTGCAAGACCACCTCGGCGTTTTCTCCCGCAGTCATTGTCTGATGAGTGAAGGGAGGAGGGCAGTATTGATTCCACATGCCAGCTAAGGCGTTGAGTGTTTCGTAGAGTTGCTGGCCACGCTCTAACAGCTGGGCCTGTAAGGCTTGGTTTTCAGCTTGTAGATCTGTGGTATTGGGGATAGGTCCCATTCAGTTAAATAAAATGTCCGAGAAGTCGAATTATGTTTACCAAGCTAAGCAGCCGCAAGGTGTTCGAAATAGAGTCTTTTCCGAACACTTTTAGCACCCCTGAACATGCCCCCGAAAACGCGGTTTTTCGGGGGCATTTTTCACTAGGTAATTCGAACACCTACTTTTACCAACATGGAAGCGTTTAAAATTACCTTGTTTGAACAGGAGCACGCTCAGCCCTTCCCTTCGTACCGCTCTCTGCTACCTACTGAAGGCCGGGCGCTGCAAGCTCGCCTCGCCAGACAGTTTGGGCTGACGGCCTCCCATACAGCCAATGAATTCGAATTCGCTCTTGCCTCACGCCAAACTTACTATCACGAGGTAAACGCCGAGCAGGACTTTGCTTTGCTTCCGACGCTCACGGCCTTAGGCATTACGCCGCTACCAGAACTCTTCATCAATTGGGCCCGATTTGAGGAGGTGGACACCTTCCAGACAGCCGATGTGGCTCACTACTTCGACGACCTTTGGTACCCGGTCGCTGACAACATTGACTTATTCGATGCCAGCCTCCGTTGGGTCGTCTCCATTCGGCACGACGGGGTGGTGAGTGCTATTCGCTGAACGCTCTTTTATGGGCAAACAGGACTTTTCTCGTGCCAAGTACTTTTAAAAATCCTGCATTCATCTTAAAATATTTGATTGACATAATGTTAGTTATAAGCGCCACCTCGGAAAAGTGGTAGTTTGCAATCTGAGTGAAACTTGTGATAACAGTAGTACTATTCTAACGAAACAAGTTGTACTTCGCTCCTATAGAGCCGTTACATACCGCTACCACAGCTAATTACTATTGTGGCTCAAACGGCACATACACTAGAATTTGCACACGTACAGCTTTGCCATCTTGGTAGCCAGGTGTCCAAGGTGGCTGCAATTGTAGCACCCGCAAAACTTCGGCGTCATACTCCGGTGAAAGGCTTTTCGAAATCTTAAAGTCCGTTAGCTGTCCCGCTGGGCTTACTACAAATGTGGCCCACACTCGCCCTGATAAATGGGCTGAATCAGCTGGCCGCTGCACCTGGCTAGCTAATGCTTGCAAGAACCCGGTAGCCCCTTCTGGGGGCACTGGCATTTGCTCGACACAGCTGTAGGTATCTAGGGCGGGGGAAATAGCAGCACAAGGAACGAGACAGGTACAGCCAGGGTCCCCTAAGTCGATCGGTTGCTGTGTTGGCGTGATAGCGGGATGAGCTGTCTTTTTGCGAATTTGCTGAGCGTAAGTCGGCAGTTGCTGGACAATAAGTAGCAGGACGAAGAACAGAGAGGATAGTAGCAGCTTCATAAGATGTATTGGTTCTGAAAAGGTATACGAAGGGAAAAGCATACCGTTGGTTCCATGAACGCGGCTGCACATAGTGTGCGTCCGATAAGCCTCTAAAGATTTGTAACATTACTTAAACGGTCTATCATAAGGAGCTACATCGTTCTATCATATCAACACCCTCAAAAACGTCTTTTGAGGGTGTTGCTTTTCTAGACTGTTTGGAATGGCTTGCGTGTCCATAAATCGTCCGTTTTATGGACAGTTTTCGACACCCCCAAACAGGCCTAAAAACGGCGTTTTTTGGACGCGTTTTCAATACCCTTTTTTGGACAGTTGTAACTACCTTACATGCACTCTTTATAGGCCTGTCCTTTCAAGTTTATCTCAGACAATATTCTACCCCTAATGAGTGCAAGTAAAGCGCCTGTGAGAATACCATTTTGGAAAACATCACTCTATGTTTTAGGACAAGCCGTACTACTGGGTCTGTTTGGAGCAGCAGTCGCACTTTGGGCTTTAGCTAGTGGTACTGAAGAAGGTAAACCTGTTGATTTGAGCTTAGAGCAAATAGCTGTTGTTCTTGCGGTTTGTTATTTAGTTGCAGTTATAATTATAGCTGTTGTGCAATATTCTGATAGCTATAATGAAATAAAAAATAATAAAATAAAATCAGATATTATATATGAGGAGTCAGAGAAACTTCAAGAGAGTATAGAAGAAGACTTTTTTACTAATCTTGTGAAGATAAATTTTAAATATATAGATAAATATTATTTGCAGACCCAAATACAAGCTGATAAGAGCTTTACAGTTGCAGTTGCAATAGCTGTGCTTGGATTTATTACTATAGTAGCGGGAATAGTTCTTATGTATATTGGAAGTGTAAACTCATCATACATTGCGACTACAGCAGGGCTTATAAGTGAATTTATATCTGCTATATTTTTCTATTTATACAATAAGACTATAATAAAGATGGGAGAGTACCATCAAAAACTAGTATTAACGCAAAATATTAGTTTGGCTCTTAAAATAACAGAGGGTATGCCGGATGCTGAAAAAGCTAAAGCTAAAACATTGTTAATAGAGCAATTAACTAAGGATATAAATTTGCATTTAGCTTCTCAAGTAAAGGCGTAAAGAGAATAATGAAAGCTGCCATCTATGCCCGTGTGAGCACCCGCGACAAAGGCCAGGACAACGAAAACCAGCTTCGTGAGCTGCGGGCCTTCGCCGAACGTCTGGGCTATACTACATATAAGGAGTATCTCGATACCGATTCGGGGGGCAAGGCCGACCGGCCGCAGTTCAAGCACCTCTTTCAGGATGCCCATCAGCGCCGCTTCGACGTGGTGCTGTTTTGGGCGCTGGACCGTTTCAGCCGGGAAGGCGTGGTCGAAACACTGAACCACTTACAAAAACTATCCTTAGCCGGTGTGCAGTTCAAGAGCTTCACCGAGCAGTACCTAGACTCGACCGGCATGTTCAAGGATGCCATCATCAGCATCCTGGCCACCATCGCCAAGCAGGAGCGAGTGCGGTTGGGGGAGCGAACCAAAGCCGGCCTAGCCAAGACCGTGGCGAAGGGCACCGTGCTCGGCCGGCCGGGTGTCGATGCTGATAAGCAGGCCCAGGTGAAACGGCTGAAGGCCACCGGCATTTCCAACCGGGCCATTGCCACCGCCCTGGGCATGTCGCCTACATCGGTTGGCAAGTATCTGGAGAGTAAATAGCTGTCCTTTTCCGAGGCTGGTGGTGGGGTGAGCTTTGAGTCCTTCAACTCAATTCTTACCTCATCATCAAGCCTATGAGAATTTATTTAGTGGCCGCATCAACTTTGCTCGGCGTGCTGGCGTGCGCCGACGTGCTGGCCCAGGCCCCCCACCTCGATGTGGAAGTGGTGACACCAGAGCATGACAAGTATGCCTACTTGCTCGACCTGAGCACCTCGCTCGATACGGCCGACCTCACTGCTCCAGTGTGCATCCCCTGGCTCAAGCCCCAGGAGCGAGTAGCCTACTCCGAAGCCAAGCCGCCGCGGTACGACTACCGAAATGCCCGCAAAGTGGAGCGCCGCTACAATGCTGCTAGGCGCTACTACAGGAGCAAGAACCGGCGCGACAACCGCATGCTGGCGAAGCACGCCAAGGAACGAGCCCGCAAGGAAAAGCGGCTTATCCAGGCCGGTGGCAAGCGCCAAGCGCCAACCACTGGCAAGTAGTGACCATAAAAAAGGCTCGTCCCAATATTGAGGCGGGCCTTTTTTGACTATCATTAATATCAACAACTAAATGCGCCCATTATGGCTGATCTGCTTACCTCACTCATTGGTCCTGAAAGTATACAGGCTTTAACCCATTCAGCCCAATTAGCAGCTGTATATAAATTGGCGAAACCCATCCTAAGCACATTTTTAGGCCCAGCAGCCCAAGAAATTGCTGAAACCGGAAGAGATTTTGTCAAGCAGTTGGAATGGGTGAAACAGCTGAGAGCTAACAATGCACTCGTTGATGCGAAAAAGGCTCTTGATGATGCTCATATTGACCCACAGCCAGTGCCACTTAAAGTTTTGATGCCAATTCTTGATAATTGTGCCCTGGAGGATGATGCAGTATTAAGAAATACGTGGTCTTTATTACTAGCGAATGCAGCGAATCCTCACAGCAGATATAAAGTTGACCCAAGCTTTGTAGAAATTATGAGGCAGCTTATGCCTATCCATATTAGAATACTAGGGTTTATGTATGACTACCATACAAAAGCTGAAAAAGCTAGGGAGCAAGAATCAATGGTTTTAGATTCTACTACATATTTTGTTGAGATAGAGAATGAACTGATGCCAGAAGAAGATAACGAAGTGATTAAACTTGCCCTAGATAACCTAATAAGACTAAGGTTGTGTATCGGTACTGCTGGCTCAGGCCGAAATTTGCCAAGGTCAGTAGGGTCGAGGCCAATGGAAGCAAGAGCATCGGAAGCATACCCTGGGTTAAGTAAACTAATCCTAACCAACTTGGGGAGAGCATTTATTACTATTTGTTCCGCGCCTATCGCTAATGAATAGTTAGTGTGCATGGTTTTTATGCAGCATCCAATGAGTCTAGTCGGTCTATTTCGGCTTGCTTCATGGCTTCGTCAACGTGCACGTATTTCATGGTCATAATTAGTTTCTTATGGGCCATGAGCTTCTGGAGTACTTCCACTTTGCCGCCTTTCCGGATGAAGTTGGTGGCGAAAGTTTCCCGCCCGATATGGTGGTGAATCTTAGTTTTAATGCCCAGCCAGTAAGCTATCTTCTGAAGCGCTCGGTTGGTGTACTGGTCGGTGTAGAGGTAGAAACCATCGGTGCCGTTCTCTGTACGGCTGTCCTGCAAGTAGCCCAGGGCTTTCTTTGTGATGGGCAGCAATGTTTCCTTCTCGTCATAGCGGAAGGTCTTTTGCACCTTCAGCTCCACGAGCTGGCCGTTTACCTTGGCTTCGCCCATCCGCTTCAGGTCGCCGAGGCGCAGGCCGCAGTTACAGCTGAAGAGAAACTTCTGGAGCATACGTCGGTGGGTCGACCCGACTTCGGTGCCGGCGTAGTATGTCTCCAGTGCGGCCAGTTCCTCTTCGCTCAGAGCCTTCCACTTGCCTTCGACCGTGGTATTGACAAAGTATTCATACGGGTCTTCAAAGGTGATTTTGTCGCGCCGGGCCAGTTCTAGGTATGCCTTCACGTTCCGGTGGCGGCCGGAGCAGGTGTTGGTGCAGCTCTGGTGCTTCTTCTTTAGCCACGAATCGAAGTCGCCGGCAAACTTGTGGGTCAGGGCGCTGAAGGGGAGCGTGGGCCGCTGCTGGCTTCGCTTGTTCATCGACAGGCCGGCCGCGAACTCCTGGAGCTTGCGCAGGGTGGACGTGTGGCCCTTGTGCGTGTTCAGTGATATCTGGCCCTTCTTATACCGCTCAGCAATGCGGGCCTCCATGTAGCTCAGGAAGTCGGAGCCACTGGCTGCGCTGTTGTACTGACGCAGAAACTCGTCGACGGTGAGCACCAGGTCGGGCTGCAACCGATACTTGACAAAGATTTCGTTGGCCTTGGCGCGGGCCTGGCCGATGATCAGGTTGTTGTCGTCGGCAGCTTTCTCCAGCAGAGCACCCACCGCGGCCTCGGCGCGGGCCAGCAAATCTTTATAGCCAGAACCCTGATTTTTTTTTGGTAAGGATGCCAGGCACCGGCCAGATTCTTCGTCAAACAGGGCCTCGGGCCAGGCCAACTTCAGCGGCAGGGGCAAAACCTTCCGGTTGATGATGACTTGCAGGCGCACGGTGTTGAGGCCGTTTTTCTGCGCAGGTTTACGGAGGTTGACGGTGGCAGAGTAGCTCAC